CTAATCCGCACCCTGATCCATCAGATAAGAGATCGTGTATGGACGGGGTCAAATATAGATTCTGTAGGAAACCACCTGACGCAGATCCTCATTTAATTGAAGAACTTGGCAATTTTGTCAGAAAGTGGTTGAGAAAGAATTTATCGCCATTGTCGGCTGACTCCGATTGTTCTTTTAAGAATTGGTTAGACAATACTAATTATCCTCAATGGAGAAAGAAACAATTGGACCTTGTTTTTACCAAAACAAACGGAATATTGCAATCTGAGGATTTAAAGGTAAAATCCTTTATTAAAGACGAAACATATGGTTCGTATAAATATCCCAGAGCTATTAACTCCCGTTCTGACGCTTTTAAGGTTCGAGTTGGACCAATATTCAAATTAATTGAGAAACAATTATACAAGTTGAAGTGGTTTATTAAAAATGTACCAGTTGATGAAAGATGTCAGGTTATTAAGAACGATTGTCATCAAGAAGGTGCACGTGTGGTTGGCACAGATTACACTTCGTTTGAAGCATTATTTGTTAAAATATTAATGGTTAATTGTGAAATGCTATTGTATGATTATATGACACAACATTTACCCGATAAAGATTGGTTTGTCATTGTTTTAAAAGCAATGACAGGAATTAACAAGTGTGTTTTTAAAAATTTTAGTTGCCTTGTTGAAGCCACTCGTATGTCAGGTGAGATGTGTACCTCACTTGGTAATGGTTTCAGTAATTTAATGATTTTTAAATTTGTTGCTAAGAAAACTGGTTTAAAATCTCTTAAGGGTAAGGTCGAAGGTGATGACGGTATCTTTACATATTATGGTCCGAAATTGGACGAATATTGGTTTAATAAGATGGGTCTTTTGGTTAAAATCATCGAATATGATGACCTTTGCTCTGGTTCTTTTTGTGGCATATTGTGTGACCATGAAGAGATGATTAATATTACTGATCCCATTGTCGCTCTTTTGGATTTTGGTTGGGCCAACGGTAAATATTATCCAGCTAATTCAAAATGTTTGCGTGCTTTATTGCGGGCCAAGGGTATGTCATTGGCTTATCAATATCCAGGATGTCCCATTTTAAATAGTTTGGCTAAGTACGCACTAAGAATTACTAAGGATTCAGCATACAAAATTGATAAAGATCCATATAAAACTGATCTTTTTAAAAGTATGTTGTTAAAGTATGGAAATGAATTTCCAGTTAAATCAGTTGGTTTTCGAACACGCGTGCTTGTAGAAGACCGTTTCAAAATTCCTATCTGTGTGCAAATTAAATTTGAACAATATTTGGATCGGAAGAATGATTTATCCCCTATAGAATTTGGGGATCTCCTACCTTATCTAGGTCATGATGCGAGGGATTATTATGACAGGTATAGAGTATCCCCTGAGTTATGAGTACAAAGAATATGAGGAAAAATCAAAAGAAACGTGCTAAGAAGCGCGCTCTTAAAAATAATAATAATCAAAATAAGAATACTAAAAATAATGCTAAGCAGCCTAAACCGCAAATTGTGTATTTGCGTGAACCCAAACAAAAAGAATCAATTTTTGATTCATTGGGTGGTTTATTAACTAAAGGTTTGTCAGCATTAATATCAGGGTTTGGTGATTATAAAGTCAATGAGAATTCACTATTAACTGGTGGTATTGCCCCGCCTGAAGTTGTTAATAGTGTTAATGATGGTGGTGTTATTATACGTCATCGTGAGTATTTAGGCGATATACCCGCAACCATTGACTTCACTATAACTAGGTATTTTATCAATCCTGGTTATACATTAACCTTTCCTTGGTTATCACATATCGCCACTTCCTTTGAACAATATAAATTAAGAGGAATGATCTTTGAATTTAAAAGTTTATCTTCTGATGCTGTTTTATCCAGCGCTACTAGTTCAGCATTAGGTGCAGTAATTATGGCTACCCAATATGATGTATTGGATACCCCTTTTCCGAATAAGTTTACTATGGAAAATTATTTATTTGCAAATTCAGATAAACCTTCTTGTTCTTTTATGCATCCTGTTGAGTGTTCTCGCGCTCAAACTAGCATATCTGAACTTTATATTAGAGGCAATTTGGTTCCACCAAATGCTGATCAAAGATTATACGATATGGGTGTTTTTAGTATTGCTACACAAGGAATGCAGGCAGCATCTGGTGTGGCTGGAGAACTTTGGTGTACTTATGAGATAGAGTTATATAAGTCCAAAGTTCCGGAATCAACCGAGATTGAAGCTGCTTATGATCATTTTCAATTATCAGCACCTACGTCTGCAGATAGATTAGCAGGTGCCACAGTTACTTTAGATTCAACTTTAGGTGGCACAGTAGTATCTGGAATTGTTTATGACTTTCCACCTGTACCAGTAGGTTCTATATTTTATATTTACTGGCAAATGACGGGTACAGCAGCTGCAATTACTCCTGGGTCAAATGTGTTGACCGGGTGTGATTACACTACAATATTTGATGGTGATACGATTGAATATAAACAAAACACAGGGACAAGTCCTGTTGCTTGTTTTACTACATTTATTGTAGTTACATCAAATCCTTGTTCATATCAATTCGGAAACGGTTCTTATCCCACAGGTACGACAATTGGTGATTTATTTGTAATTGCCGTACCATCTAACATTACTTAAAGTGATGTTTGAATAGCGATGAAAAAGTTTCCCGGTTGGTGCGGCGTCC